CGTTTTCTGGCGTTTATTTATGAACTTGACGACCGGTCCGAATGGACTGATTTCCGAATGTGGGAGAAGGCAAACCCTGGACTTGGTACAATTAAAAGTTATGAGGAGTTGGCTGCTAATGTAGAAAGAGCGAAAAACGACCCCGATTTTTTACCAACAGTGCTTACAAAGGATTTCAATGTTAGGGATACTGTAGCGGGTACATGGTTGACGTTCGACCAAATAAACAATACAGAAACCTTTGATATGGAAGAATTAAGAGGTAGCTATGCAATTGGCGGTGCTGACCTATCCAGTACAACAGATTTAAGCTGCGCAACGCTTCTAATCATGAAGCCTAATAGTGATAAAAAATACTGTGTACAACAGTACTTCCTACCTGCTGAATTATTAGAACAAAGAATAAGAGAAGATAAAATACCTTATGACAAATGGGCACAAAGAGGATTGTTAACGTTATGTGAAGGTAATAAAATCAATTATTCTGATATAACCGCATGGTTTAAAAAGATGTATGAGCAATATCAGATTATTCCACTTTGGATTGGTTACGACCCTTGGAACGCCCAATATTGGATACAGGAAATGAAAGACTTGAACTTTAATATGATTGAAGTTAGACAAGGGTTTAAAACGTTAAGTCAGCCGATGAAAGAACTGGCGGCGGATTTATGCGCTAAGAAAATTAACTATGGAAATAATCCCGTGCTGAAGTGGAATTTGACGAATGTAAACGTCAAAAGAGATGACAATGATAACATAAAACCTATTAAAGGCAAGAATCAGAGGCAGCGTATAGATGGCGCTGTCTCTTTATTAATCGCATATACAGTTTTATTCAATAACTTGCAAGACTACCTCAACATTATCTAGTTTAAGGGCGGGAGGTGAAAAAGTGGGGCTATTTGAAAAGATATTCAAAAGACCTACTATTAGACAAATAGAAGGATATTTCAAAATGCTTAATGGTTATACTCCTATTTTCACGACATATGAAGGCGGAGTATATGAGATGGAGCTAACAAGGGCAGCGATACATGCTATAGCAACGCAATTTTCAAAGCTCAAACCTGAAATACAAGGTAATGCATACAAAGAGTTATCTAAAAGACTTCAATTTAGACCTAATCCTTTTATGGACACATCAAAATTCCTTTACAGACTTGCAACGATATTGCACGTACAAAATACCGCTTTTATAGTACCGATTACAGATGACACAGGAGAAGTGATAACAGGGTATTATCCAATTTTGCCTTCTAGGTGTGAAGTAGTAGAGTACAGAGGTCAGCCTTGGTTGAGGTATACGTTTAGCACAGGGCAAAAGGCAGCAATAGAATTTGAAAAGGTTGGAATCATGACACTATTCCAATATAAAAATGACTTCTTTGGTGAGAATAACAATGCTCTAAATCCTACAATGCAGCTAATGCATACACAGAATCAAGGAATCATTGAAGGCGTAAAGCAATCAGCTAATATACGTTTTATGGCTAAACTAGCTAACATATTCAAACCTGACGATATTGAGGCAGAAAGAAAAAGATTTATTGAAACAAACTTAAGGGCTGACAACAATGGCGGCGTATTGATATTTGATAACAAATACGCTGATGTAAAGCAAATAGTCAGTAAACCCTTCATAATTGATGCTGCACAAGTAGAACATATTAAAAATAATGTGTTTAATTATTTTGGTGTAAATGAGAAAATTCTTCAAAACAACTTTAATGAAGATGAATGGAACGCATTTTATGAGGGTAAAATTGAACCTCTAGCAATTCAATTAAGCCTAGTAATGACAAATATGACCTTTACTGATAGGGAGATAGCCTTTGGCAATCAGATAATATTCACAGCTAACAGACTTCAATATGCAAGCAATCAATCAAAATTAAATATAGTAACTCAATTATTCGATAGAGGACTAATAACACGTAATGAAGGTAGAGAAGTATTTAATATGTCTCCTTTGGACGATGGAGATAAGTATTATATCCGCAAAGAGTATGCGGAAGTTAGCAAGCTAAATGAAGCTCAAGGCTTAGGAGGTGAAGATGATGCCTTACAAACCAGCGGAGAGGGAATACAGAGCGATAGTCCTTCCACTACAGACACAGGCGATAAACAAAAGAATTGATACTGATTACTATGTAGAAGGATACGCAACAACATTCGATGAACCTTATTTGTTATACGAAATCGATGGAATCAAGTACTATGAAAAGATTGATAGAAATGCTTTAGAAGGTGCTGATATAAGTGATGTAATAATGCAATATGACCATCAAGGCAAAGTTCTTGCAAGGCTTTCAAATAGTACTTTAGGCTTGGAAGTTGATGACAAAGGACTTTTTATTTATGCTGATTTATCTAAATCACAGGAAGCAAGGGAATTATATGAAGAAATAAAAAACGGTCTAGTTACAAAAATGAGTTGGGCATTTACTGTTGCAGATGAAGAATACGACAAAGAGACTAGGACAAGAATCATCAAAAGAATTAAAAAAGTCTATGATGTATCAGCTGTTAGTATACCTGCTAACGATGGCACAATAATAAGCGCTCGTTCCTTCATAAACGGAGTGATTGAGAAGGAACAGCAGGAGTTGCTGGAGCGCAGAAAAAAGAAAATAAAACTATTAATTGATATGGGGGTATGATATATGAACAGACTACAAGAAATTGAAAAGAGATTAGCTGAAATAAAAGCAGAATTAGAAAACGACAACGCTGATATAGACGCATTAGAAAAAGAGGTCAAGGAATTGACAGAAGAAAGAAAAGCAATTCAAGAAAAGATAGAAAGGAGAAAAGAAATTATGGCAAATATAGTTAGTGGCGAAGGTACAATAATTAATGACTTTTTACCGAACAATAAGGAAGAAAGAAAATTTGAGAATATAACAAAAGAAGAAATACTTGAAACACCAGAATATAGAAGTGCTTTTCTAAAGAAATTGTTAGGAAAACCATTAACAGCGGCAGAAGAAAGAGCTTATTCAAGTGCTTCTGGCGGTGCGGATGCAGTAATTCCTACTCAAACAGCTAGTGAGCTATTCGATAAAATGATTGCAATAGCACCAATGATAAATGAAATTACATTGCTTAGAGTTGCAGGCAATGTAAAATTTGCAATAGAAAATGTAAGGGATGCAGCAGCAAAGCATGATGAAAATGCCGCAGTCACACTAGCTGGTGATAACTTAGCTTGTGTAACTTTAGCTGGATATGAATACATTAAAGTAATTAGAATAAGCAAAACTGTTCAAACAATGAGCATTAATGCTTTTGAAAATTGGTTGACTGATATGTTAGCAGAAGATATAGCCGTAGCTATAGAAAACGCTATAATCAATGGCAATGGTCAATCTGGGCCTAAAGGAGTTGAACATGCAGAAACTTGGACACTTGGTGAAAATCTAATTGGATATACTGATAATGAACCTCCAAGTTATGATAATGTAATGGATATGATAGCAGCATTACCATTAAGATACCACTCTGGCGCTAAATTCTTATGTAATAGCAAATTCCTATATGGTAAATTAGCAAAGATAAAAGATAACCAAAAACAGCCAATTTTAGTAAAGGACATGGCAAATGGGTTACAATTTAGAATTATGGGATTCCCAGTATTGCTATCCGATAAAGTAACAGATGGCGTAATGTACTTTGGAAACTTTAAGAAAATAGTTGGAAACTTAGCGCAAGACGTAACTGTAGAATCTAGTACACAATCAGGATTCTTGAACAATTCAATAGACTTTAGAGGTACTGCAATATTTGATTGTGATATTGCTTTGCCAGATGCCTTTATTAAGATGGCAAAGACAGGAGCATTAACATAAAATAAGGGAGGGCTTTTTAGCTCTCCTTTATTTTATAAAGGTGGGATAAATAATGCTTGAATTAGTTAAAGATGCATTGAGAGTCAGCGGAAATGATTTAGATACAGAAATACAACATCTAATTGACGCTGCAAAAGCCGACCTAAAATCTGCTGGAGTTAGTGAGGACAAAATAAATGATGATGACCCGCTTATCAGACAGGCGATAATCGTTTATTGCAAAGCTTATTTTGGGTATGATGACATGGGCGAAAGATTCGCAGAGGCATACGAAAATTTCAAAAAACATCTAGTGGTGTCACTTGAATATACAGGCGGTGCTGAATGATGAGAGATTATAGGTATAAAATAGATTTTCTCCGCCGCGTAAAAGG